ATCCTACCATAATAGCCAATAAGCGTACCTTTTGTTTTTAGTAACTTTGTGGTAATCAAATGAACTACAATGTTGACTAAAGTATCGCGTGTTCTACGCAGCTTAACCGTTGGAGCTATAAAGGACGGTTTCAGATGGGTTGTTGGAAACACAAGCACCCTCAAGGACGAAGAAGGAGAATACTTCAAGGTTATTATATCAAGCATTATAAGGCATGACGAGCAAGGTATACCCTATTGGGTTATATACGTCAAGAAGATAGATGACTTAGATGCAGGTGAGTTTATATGGAAGGTTCATCGCAAGGGAGATCAAAGTGTAACTGAAGAATTTGAACTAGACATATGAGATCGGCAGGAAGTTTAATAGTAGAGATAAAGAAAGACTTTAAGGATGAGATTCAATTACAAAATGGTAAAATACTCTACCTTGACCCCTCTTACTATAAGTTTGAAAACAGAGTCATGGAAGGTAAGCTCACTTCCGTACCACCTAAACTTTCAGACATCTTTAGAGAAGGAGATAGAGTATTCTTTCACCACTCATTAGTCATAGGCACTAACAGTCAAAGACCCGTAGTTGATTGGGATAAAAGGCTATTTAGGTTGGACTACACAAAAGATTTGTCTTTCAACTGCTTAGTCTATTTAATTGAGAGGGATGGTGAGTTCATTACTGTCAATGACTTTATCTTCATAGAGCCTATCAAAGAGGAGAAGTTGGAAAAGATAGGCAGTATATACATTCCTCAAACTAAAGAGGATGAAATACCCAAAAAGGGTCGTATAGTATACTCTAACGACTTCGCCCATGAGGAGCTTGGTGTTAATGTGGGCGATGAGGTGTATATTACAGAGAAGGGTAGATACCCAATGACTATTGATGGACAAGAGTTGTGGCGTATGCGTTCTACTAGAAATATACTTGCGATAGATGGGTAGACCGAGGAAAGATGTTTTTATTCCAGAGAGTGCTACTAAAGACGCATTAAGAGCTTCTAGGAGTATGTATGATGCTTTCCTTGCCAATATATCAAAAGGTATAGACGAGGATGCTACGGGGTCTGATAGGCTCAATGAACTGAAGGCTATATCTTATGCTGTGAATGAACTTCCCAACCTTATAAAAGGTATAAACACTCTTCAGAAGATGATTGAGCAAAAGGATTACGATAAAGAGAGAGATATTGTTGAAGGGGAGAGCGAAAAATTTATGTAATGTCTTTCTACGACAAGGATAATCAAATCATAAACATATCACCGTATGAGGGTGATGTCAATGGAGAGATTATAAATCTTCAAGGGCTGAAGGTGCAGTTACCTCAGAAGCCCTCTGACAAGTACATACTCAATAGCGACAAGCCTATTTTAGAACAGAAGTGGGCAAGAATATCTATACCTGAAGAGATTGATGTTATTGATTCATGGGAAGAGTTTAAGCAGTACCCGCAGGATGTTCAGGATAGGCTTAACGAGTATATTGAAGAAGAGTGGCGTAGGCGTAAAGATGGGCTTTGGGTATACATAAAGGGCAGGGCGTATTATCTAACGGGGGATTATTATATGTTCCTTCAATGGGGTAAGCAAGCAGACTTTGACCTTAATGATGGATACCCTTTGTTTTATGAAAACCAATGGGAGTTAGAGGTTCATGCTGAGGCGTGTTTTCTAATACCTTGGTGCTGTGGGCAGATAGTAGGAAAGAACAGGCGTTACGGTTGGACTTCTTTGGTTCGCAATAAAACCCTATGTAAGACATCTGGTGGCTTGGGTAAGGGTAAGACTTCAGGTATGACCTCTAAGAATGAGGATGATGCCAAAGAGGTTCTTTATGAGAAGTTGCTATACACCTATCAGAACTGGCCTTTCTTTTTCAGAATATCATACCATGAGTCAGGTAGTGGGATAATCTTCGACAGGAAGAAGCAGCAAATAACTCTTAGCAGGAACAATAAGAAGAAGTCAAATGCTCATGGTGGAAGGATAAGGTACGGTGCAACGAAGAACAATACTTTTGATGGTTGGGCTTTATTTATTCTATTGGCTGATGAGATTGCTAAGTTCACTCGTCCTGTTACGTTAAAGAAGTTTTGGGACAAGCATAAGCCGACACTATACGATAGGATAAGGGTTAGGGGTTTTGCTTTTTTAGGCACTACTGCTGAAGAGGTTAAAGACCATGAGAAGGAAGGTGCTGAGGATTACAAGAAGCTATACTCTCAATCTGACATATCTAAGAGTGTTGGAGGAGAGACAAAGAGTGGTCTTATAAAATACTTTTGCTCTGCCCGTAACTCTCTCGTTATAGATGAGTATGGGTTGTCAGTTGTCAATGACCCTAAGAAAGATGAGGAGGTTTACGACCATGATGGGAACAGGATACTAGAGGGTTCTAAGACAATTATAGCTAGAGAGATTAAAAAGCGTGGTAATGATACCCATGCGATAAATGAGTATAGGAGATTATTCCCTTCAACTGAAACGGATATGTTCAGGACGATGGGTAGTAATTCTTTGAATACAGAGAAAATATATACTCAGATACAATATAATGAGGAGCAATCGCTATTGGGTGCTACTCCGTTTAGGCAAGGTCTTTTTGAATGGACAGGTGAGAGGTATAGAAGCAACGTAACATTTGTGGATAATTCTAGGGGGCAATGGAGGATAGCTTTGTTCTTAGATGAGGAAGACCAGAACAAAAAGATTACTGTAAATGGTTTAGATGCTCCTGCTAATGGTTGGCTAGGGGGCGGTGGTGTTGACCCTTATAAGGCAGACCAAACATCTGATGGCAGGGGTTCGTCTGGCTCATGTCATATCGTGACTAGGTACAATATGAAGTACCCTTCAAACGTATGTATCGCTAGGTATAATGGTAGACCTGAGACATTGTATTTATGCTCTGAGCAACTGCTTATGGCTCATATATATTTTGGTGTTCCCTGCTTAATAGAGAGGGAGGTAGACACCATGATACGCCATTGGGAAGACTTGGGGTACAAGAACTATCTTATAAAAAGCCCACCACACTTAACGCCAAAAGGTTCTAGGAATATAGGTAAGTCGGGAATAAATACTTCGGGTGCTAATGTCAGGGAGGCATTGCTTTTAGCCTTGCAGACCTATGTAAATGAAAGTATAGGTATGTTGAGTAGTGGTAAGATGGGTAGCTTTTACTTCAATGAGACGTTGTATGACCTTGCGAACTTCGATATAAATAACGCAACGATACATGATGACTCAATGAGTTTAGGTATTGCTTTGCTAGGTCTTCAGACGTATAAAGAGTTGAAACCTGTAAAGACACAGATAACCAATTTGGTTAGGCGTTTTGACAATAGTGGCACTAGCAGTCGGTTCGTTAAGCCTTCTTAGTATTTTCTTAACTTTGCATCACTACTTTGCTCGAAACGGGCTTATATGAATGATGCGAAAAAAATAGGTTCTTTTCCCTCTCCACTTTTACCTAAAGAGGAGAAAAAGAAAGATAGCTACGGACTTCAGGTTGGTCGTGCTATTGAAGGAAGTTGGTTTGACAATCAATCATATAACTTCTCAAAGCAGCAAAAGGACATTCAAGAGAGGCGTTCATACGCTTACGGAAAGCAAAACATTGATAGGTATAAGGCAAGGATAAATCCTAGTGGTGATAACTCTTATTACAACTTAGACTTCTCTCCTGTTGCCATTGCTCCTAAGTTTGTTAGTTCTATTGTTAGCGCAATATACGATAATAAGTTTGAGATAGAGGTAAAGGCTATTGACCCTTTGGCGTTATCTCAAAAGGAGGCTTACAAGAATGACCTTATTGGTAAGATTATCAATAAGCCTTACCTCGATGAGCTTAAAGAGCAGTTTGGAATTGATATGCTTCAGGGTCAGGAGTTGCCTGAAACTGTTGAGGAGGTAGACCTTCACATGAATCTTAATTTCAAGCAGTCTGTGGAGATTGCTGCTGAGATTGCTATACGTTATGCGTTTAAGATAAACGATTATGACGAAGAGATTAAGAGGAAGATAATTGAGGATATTGTTGTTATTGGCAAGGGTGTATCTCTTGACATAACTGACCCTATTGATGGCATTAAGCTAGAGTACATTGACCCTGAGTATTGGGTTCATTCTGCTACGCGAAGGCAAGACTTTAAGGATTGCTTTTACATGGGTCATATTGAGTATATGACTATTGCTAAGTTGCGTAGGCAAGCTGCATCTAGGGGTGCTGAGTGGGCGAATAACGAGAAAGACTTAGAGAAAATAGCTAAGATGTACGTTGGGGAGCTTGGCAACCCAACTACATTTGATTACACCTACAATAACAATGTGGGTTATTATCCTTATGATGATTACTTGATACCTGTCTTACGCTTTGAGTATAAGGTGTCGGATATGGATAAGTATGAGGAGAAGGATACTAAGTACGGAACAACGACATTTAAGAAAAAGCCTTCAGGGTATAAGCCACCAAAGAAGTCAAAGTACAATAGAAAGCAGTACGAAGATAAATACGAAGATATTTATGCGGGGTACTATGTACTAAAGACTGATAAGATATATGGTTGGGGAAGGTTAGACAATCAGGTTCGTCCTGACGATGCTTTAAGAAAGTGTGAGTTTAGCTATACTGCTTATGCTCCTGAGTTATATAAGAATGACACATCATCTATCATAGGTAAGATAATGCCTTACCTCGATGCCATACAGCTATCGTGGTTAAAGATGCAGGTTGTCATGCAAAACTCAGCACCAGATGGGTATGCTATCGACCTTAGTGCTTTAGATGCTGTTGACTTGGGTAATGGTGCGTTAGACCCAATGACCATTGAGGATATACGTCAGGCTACGGGTAGATTGTTTTATCGTTCAATGAACGAAGACCAATCGAGGAATAGTGTGCCTGTCATGCCTATGCGTAATCAGTTAGATGTAAGTCCTTTCATAAATCAGATTGAGTTTAACTTGAGGATGATTCGTGAAATTTCAGGTGTAGTGCCTGAGATGGATGGTCAAACAAAGAGAGATCAGCTTGTAGGTGTGACTGAAATATCTATTCAG